ATTTGTAATATTAGAAGCAGTAGTATTAACATTGGCAATATTAGAAGCCACAGTAGTAACATTAGATGATACACCAGCGACAGTAGTAATATTAGAGTTATTACCAGCTACAGTATTAATATTAGAAGAATTAGAATTTACAGCGTTAATGTTAGTTGCATTAGAGTTTACAGCACTAACTGCACTAGATATTCCAGCAACAGTAGTTATATCGCTAGATACACCAGCAAGAGTATTCATGTTAGTTACATTAGAAGATGTAGCTAAAGTGTTCATATCACTTACAATATCTGCAGTAGCAAGTGTATTCATGTCAGATACTACATCAGCAGTACCCAGAGTATTCATATCTGCAACCACATCAGCAGTTGCTAAAGTATTCATATCAGAAACTATGTCAGCTGTGGCTAGGGTATTCATATCTGATACCACATCAGAAGTACCTAATAAGTTCATAGCAGTTACAGTTGCAGAACTACCTAAAACATTCATGTCATTAACAACATCAGCAGTTCCTAAGATAGCCATATCTGCTACAGCATCTGAAGTACCTAATCTACCTATCTCTGTGGCTTTACCAGCTACAGTACCTATATCCGTTGCATCAGCAGCAACAGCATTAATGTTAGTTGCATTACCAGCAACAGCTGTAACATTAGATGCAATACCACTAACTGTAGTAATATCACTAGCAATACCAGCAACAGTTGCTACATCTGTAATTGATTGACTAAACTCAATACCATTACCAGAACTATTAACTGTTAGTATCTTATTAGCTACTAATTCAGGAAATATTAATCCATATGCAGTAGATGTTGTAGAAGCGGCTCTTGGTGATAAGTTAATATCAACACCTTGTTGTTGCATCATTGCAACAATTTTATCTAATTCTGTGTTTAAAGATTCAATAGGAAATATACCAGTACTAGCAAAATCAGTACTTCTAGCTATAGGTAAATTTCTAGTAATTGTATATTTATCATTAACAGTAGCACCAGCACCTAAGGTTATTGATCCACCACCAGTTACGCCAGCACCAGTTACAGAATACTGAGTAGCACTAGATGGACTAGCTGCTAATGTTAATGTAGTAATAGCACCATCAGATATAGCAGTTTTTTTAACTACTAAATCAGAATCAGCAAAAAACTCAAACGCAACTGTAAATGAAGTTTGCCCAGCTGTAGCTGTATATTGTACTCTAGGTGAGGTGTCTGATATTGCTATTGCCATTTATCTTAATACATCTTTTTCTAATTTATCAAATACTGAATCCAAAAACCATACATTCTGGAAAGGTACAAGTCTACGCACATTCCTTGCTGTGTGATGATTGTATTTACCAGTTCCCCATGTCCACATAATATCTGCTATATTTGTTATTTGGTTAGCAGTTGGACCTAATACATCAGGAATAGGATTATTTAATATATCTTTGTATGTTCCATAAGGTTTTTTACCACCTAATAATGGTCTTAAACCTATTTCATTATTACCTAATCTTTCTATTGCATTATTAATATCTGAAAAAATACCACCTAATCCTGATCTATCAAAACCATCTACTATCTTTTGACCAAAAGGTTTTTTACTATAATCTCTATTAAATTGCTTTTGTCTAAATGCATCTACCATCATACCAGCACCCATCAATAACAATATTCCTTGCATAAAATTTGTATCTTTTTCTTGTAATCCACGCATTAACATTCTTTGTGTAGCAGCAGCACCAAATTTTTTAAACTGTGCTAAAGCACCACCCATTTCACTATTTGCCCAGAGAGGTACATCTCCTTTACTTGGAGTAACAATATCTACATTTACTTGTTTAGATAATCCTTGATGATATATTTCAGCAGCTTTACGAGCTTCTACAGTATCATCCCAAGAATCACTATTAGCAACACGCATATGTTTAAAATCATTGCCATCTGCTTTTGTTGATATTTTACCATTTTTACCAACACCATGTTTTTGATATTGTTTATATATCTCTCTAGCAATAGTATCATCTATTCCTAAAAAGTTTAATCTAGCTCTATTTAATTTAGATATACTTTTTCCTAATGCTATTTTTTCTACATTTTCTATTATTCTAGTGCCATTAAAGAATCCAGCCATAGTTTTTACTGAAGCGTTCCACGGATTACTAGCGTTTAGAAATGTAAAATAGACATTTCCCACCTTACTCATTCCTCTTTCCATTTTATTAAATACACCGAAAGCATCTTCCATACCATACATACCCATAGCTCTTGAGCTATCTATCATGTCTAATGCTTCACCGCCTAATTGTGTAGAGTTTTTAGACATCTTAAGTATTTCTTTAGCCATACCACTTTGGAACATTTCTGTTTGTATTTTAAATGTTTTACCCATACCATTAATCATAATTAATCTAGCTGTATCTACTACTTGTGCTATACCAGTAAGCATAGTTGTAGCATTATACAGCTTCATCATTCTTAGACCTCTACTAAAAGTCCTATTGGGATCTTGTGCTAAACCATATGTGCCTCTAGTTAAATGTATAGAAGCATCTAAATCTTTTATGTTTTGTATTTGTTGTTTTGTTAAAAACTTTTCTAAAGGTTCTTGATTTATATCTCCTAGTTGATTGTAATACTTATCGTATTTACCATTTTTTCTTAACATATTATCTACAATTTGTAATATACCTTGTTGATAATTACCATCAGCAGACCAACGACTACCATAACCCATAGGATCACCAAATACTTTTGTAAGTTCTATATCAGGAACTACTTGATTAAAGTAATGTCTTTGTAAAAGCATTACATCATCTTCCATAAATCCTTCTTTCATTAATCTTGTATAATCAATATTTAATTCTCTACCTAAAAATCTACTAGATATTTTATTAACTTCTTCTATTCCTTCATCAGTAAACTTTGCTACGCTTGATAATTGTTCATCAATGCTTTTTAAACGCAAAGTTGGTTGATATTGCATAAAAGATTCTATTATGTCGTCAATAATAACCTTAGATAATCCTTGTTTTTCTAATTCTTCTTGCATTATTCTTTTGAATAATTCAGGGTTAGCATCAATAGCATCTCTTTTATATAAAGGATTAATATAATTTTTTCTTAAAATTTTACCTTTCTTTAACAATTCTAATTTATTCTCTATTTTTCTTTTTGTTGTAATAAGTTTATTAAGCTGTTCTAATTTTTTAGGATTAGTTACTGCTTTTCTTCCTTTAATACTACCATCCATAAAAGATATATATTTTTCTATTTGACTTAAATGCCATGTATGCCATGAAATAGAAATTTCTGATTCAGCATATTCTTTACCCAATGGACCATAAAATAAATCTTCAGTATGTTTTGCAGCAGCTCTAACTTCTGGTTCTACTGCTAAGTTAGGATCTAATCTAGCTCTAGTTACAGCAGAAGAAAATTCTCTTGGTGTCATAACACCAGTTTTATTCATTCCTGTACCTATTTTAGTATTAATAGTTTTCTCAAAAATATTCTGTTCATTTTTGCCAAGTCTTTTTAAATAAGTATTGTATTCAGACATAACTGCATCATCACTAATTTTAATCATGTAATGTCTTGATTTTATTTTTCTTTCAATAGTTGCACCAGAAACTACTCCTTCAAAATTACCTTTAGTTAGTAAAGGACTTTCTAATACAGTAGTAATAAAATCTTGCTCATCTAAACCACCTTTATTTAACACTCTAAATATTGGTGTAAATCCAGACTTTTCTCCAAGTATACCCATACCAGTAGGTTTTATTTGATTGGCTTTAATCCATTCTGCTTCTGTTCTAATTGGTCCTGTAGCACCAGCACCAACAGATCCATCTTTATATAAACCACCACCAACATATTGACTATTAGAATAATGTGTGTCCATATTATCTAGTTTATTTGCTGTATCATCAAACTGTTTACCAGCTAATTTATTATTAATAGCTGGAAATATAGCTGGTAATAAAAAACCACTAGCAGATATAATAGCAGTTTCTTCCCATGTTCTTGTATCGCTTAGTCCTTGTTTTGCAAATTCTTCAGTAGTTATTAAACCACCTACTTTTCCTGATCTTAATAATCTACTACCAGTAAATAAAAAACTACCACCTTTAGTAAACATAAATAAACTAGAAGGATCTGTTAAACCACCTAATACTCTACCTACAATGTAAGATGGAGATCCATTTGCTTTTTGAGAATCTTCTACAAAATCTGTAATTAATCTTTTAGTTTGTTTTGCACTTTTACTATGTAAAAAATTGCCAACATAAGGTTCAAATCCTTTAATTTGGAAATCATTAAATATATTATAATTAGGATCTTCTACAAATTCTGTATCGTTTTGAGCAACACTAGCATCAACTATATATTTAAAACCAAGACCAAATATATTTTCATCTGCCCAACCAGCACCTACATCTCTTACATCTTGAAAATAATTTAATGGTTCTGTCGGATCTGGTCTACCATTAATAATAGGTTTTCTAGCACCTATATCTCCTATAGTAGATACATCACCCATATTAATCTAATACAGACTTACTTTTTTTACTAATTTGTGGAGATGTTACTTTTTGTAAATCTGGGAAATATGTCATTTGTCCTTGCGACCATGCAGATATAAATCCAGATACATCTCTCATCATAGTTCTAAAACCACCATATCCTATTGCAGCTTGACCTTCTGCATCATTCCATAATTCATTTAATAAAGCTGGTTCATATTGTTTTACTTGAGCGGCAGTTGATCCTGAGTAAAACTCATCTGTACCTTCTTTATAACTAGCAAAGTTTCCAATATATTTCATATCTCCAGTTTCTATAAAGTTTTTTAATGCTTCTTGGAATCTTGGTCCAATCCATGTAGAACTATTATAAGCTAATTTAACTAATGCTACTGCAAGATATGCATTTTTGTTAGAAGTTAAATCATCAATACCAGTAATATTTTTTACCATTTGTAATTTATCATCTAACATTTTCATCATTACAATGTTATTAACTTCTCTTGTAATTGTTTCTTCACCAGTCATTAATTTTTCAATATCATAACCTAAGTTTGTTAATTCTTTAATAACAGTAGGATCTTTTAAAGATAATCCAGTTCCAATAGTAGGATCGCCATTATCTGATTTCATAAGATCATATTCTGCTTTTTGTATTTTACTATCTTGAGCAGCCATTTCTATTGGACCACCACCACCAGCTCTTGTTCCAACATTAAATGTTTTATTTCTATCTCCTGTAAAACCAGAATCATATGCTTGTGCATAAAATCCACCTTCTTGTTTTGTAACAGTATCCATTAATAAATTAGTTGCTGTGTTTTGATATCCCATGCCTGTTTGCTCCTTACCTTCAAATTGTGAAGCTAGATTATCATCAAATACTCCAGCTTGTTTTTGTTCTTGATATGTTAAAAAATTAATTTGATTTTCTTGTAACTGTCTTTCAACAGTATTCATATCTATATTAACATCAGGTAACCATTCAATGTCATTAAACATTCTACCTAAATCTTCTATTCCATTTTTTCCTTTGTTATAACCATTATAAACAAGATTGAACATTCCTTTTAAAGTTTGCATAACTAATGGTTGTTCTTCTACATCAGCAAAACCATATGTTTTAAAAAATGTTTGTGCTGCAATATTTTGTGAACTCCAATTTTGCCATGCTTCATTTTGAAACTCAGCTCTTACACCACCTAATGTTAATGATGAATTTAGTTCTCTGTTAGCTTCTGGTTTAAAAGATGCATCAGGATCATTAGGATTATTTAATGCCATAAAAATACCATCACCATCTGTATCTATTGATATTCTATATGTTGGATCTCCTATACTAGCTGGATCATAATCAAATCTTATTCTTTTATTATCCATTAATCCTAAAATATTTTCAGCTGTAAAAAAATCAGAGCTAAGACCTAATGCTGCTCTTTCTCCATCACTTAAATTTAAACCTCTATTTATAATAGTCATAGTAGCGTCTGTTTTAATTTCATCAACGCTCATACCTTTTTTAGTATAGGTATTATACATAGGATATTTAACTAATTCTGTAGCCATTAATTTTCATCATATGCATATCCCATACTTCTAATTGTATTTAGAATATAGGGTAATTGTTTTTTATATGCTTTTTTTAAAGAATCTGGTGTCATATTAATATTATAATTATCATTACTAAACATACTAGCTACACTTACTTTAATCATTTCTCCTGCTTCTTGCATAACTAATTGAAAAGAAGGTTCTAATTGATTATCTCTACCCATAATATTAAATTCATTATTGCCTGTTAATAAATCTGTATCGGAAAATCCAAAACCCCACCACGGACCATCTTCTTGTTTATCTTCAAAAAAATCTTCCATTAACTTATCAAATTTTAAATTATTATCTTTAATAACATTATTCATATGTTCAATCTTTTCATCTAAAACTGTTTGTTGTGGGTATACTTGACTAACCCATTTTTCTACAATTAATGCTTCGTATTGACCAATAGTATTTACTCCTAAAATATCATTAATTTCTTTTTCAGTTCTATTAGCTAATTTTAAATCTAATCTACCTACTTTTTGAAACTCTTTATGCAATTCAACAAGATTAGCAAAAGTTTTATTTGCTTCACTATCACTAAAAGCAAGTGGTTGTCCTTTAGTTAAATTTAAATTATTTGCAAATTCAGCCATATTTCTAAGTTCTGTTCTATCTGCTTGTACTTCATAATTAAAAGTTCCAGCACTACCAAAATAACTTTCTAATTTATCTGGTACTGCTCCATATGTTTTTGATAATTCTAAAAGAGAAGTTAAAAATAAATTGTTTTGTGCAGCTCCACTTTCACTTACTGTAGATAAATCCATGTTATTAAACATTGCTCTTGTCATATCTTCAAACTCAATATTAATTAATTCATACATTTGTTGCATCATAGCTTCATCTTTTAATGTTTCTTCATCAATATCTACTCCAAGATTTTGTAAAGTTTTTGTTCTATTATTAATTAAATTATTAACATCAAATTGATTCATTTTACTTAAAACTTTACCATCTTCAAAAATACTAATTTGACTACTAACTTCTTTTATAGCTTCCATTTTGTAATTTTCTTTCATTAATCTACCTAATTGATCTTCTGTTAAACCATTTTTAGTAGCTAAAACTCTTAATTGTTTTTCATCATAAATTTCACCATCTCTCATTCCAGCAATAGTATTATTTACAACATCTTCTTTATTTTGATCTAATATTATTTGTTGTTTTTTTACATTTTTTTCATTAGCACTATTCCATGTTTCAATATATTTTCCAACTTCTGAAGATATAAATGCTCTTTCTTCCATATTAGTATCTTTATAAACACTAGCATCATCTTTATCATGTAAAGGATTATCTAAATAGTTCATACCCCATTTTTGTAATTCAGCATTAATTTTAGATACTTCTGTTATATAATTTTCTGGTATACCCCCAGCACTTTGTATAAACAAACTGTCTGCTAATTGTGCTGCATCTAAATCTTGTTTAGCTAGACTAATTAATCTTTGTGTTTCAAATCCTATTAAAAGAGTTTTATTAAATGTTCCTTTTTGTAATTTACCATTTTCATCTATTCTATCAGGAGTACCTAAAGAATTTTTTAATTGTTCTTGTATAGCAGCTGGATAGGAATTATATAATTTTTCATAATCAACTATAGTATCTGATATTTCAGGTAATAATGCTTCAGTCCAGTATGATTGCATTTCATCTGGAGTTAATCCCATTATAGCTTCATTTCTTTGTGAAATAAAATCATTATGATTAATAGCAAATCCATCTATTGCTAAAATATCTTTTTGTGCTTTAGCTTCTTGAAATATTCTATCTCCGTATTCAAAAGCTATATTGCCAGTAAATGATTTAGCATAATCTTTAAACCTATTAGGAGCTTTTTCTACTAAAGTATTAATATAACTATTAGCTGCTTTAGTAAAACCATCTGGGTCATCATAATGTGTTCTTGAAAGCTTTAATAAACTTTGTCTTGATTTTAATTTTAAATCAGTTTTGTATGCTACTTCTTCTTTGTTAGCTTCTCTTTCTGCAAATACATCTAAAACAGCAGAAGCATTTTTTGCTGCTAAACCTATAGCATCTTCGCTATAGGTAGGAACAACACCCATTCTACTTTGTATAGAGCTAACTGTTGCTTTGTTTTGTTTTTCGCCTGATGTAAGTGCCATTAGCTATAATATTTATAATTTCCATATCCATTAACTAAACCAGCTATAGCAGAAGTATAGCCACCAAAAGTAACTGCATCCATTTTAGCTTGGTTTTCAAATGCCATTTGTCTATATTTTAAATTAACAGATTTACCCATTAATCTAATATCTGATATATCTTTATTTCTATTAGATATAACTTGTTTGTTCATATTTAGAAAAGACATACTATCATCTGCATAACCAGCTATAGATTGATAAGCTAAATTATTAGCTATTTCTTTTTGAGCATATTGATTTCTAGCATTTTCTTCTTGAGCAGCTGCTAGTTCAGCCATTTTAGATTCTGTTTCCAATCTATAATTTTCTCTATTGAGTGCAGCTTGTTGCGATCTCATAGATGATATTGTTCCTACAGCTGATACTCCAGCTGATATTAACATTAATGTTGCAGCATTAGCGGTCATGCAAATTGTATCTCCATTGCTAATCCTAATACTTTTAGAGGTAGAGGACTATCTTGCGATATTGTTATTGTTGGTGATTTACTATATCCCAGAAAGGTAAATTCTTTTTTACCACCTACTGATGATAAATCTGTACCAATATTAAAATCTGCTTGTTGTATAATTAACTCTTTGGATGTTAAGTCAGCAGCTTTCATTGTTACATCTAATCCCCCTGAAATATCTATTATAGCTTTATTAATCCTTCTTGGCTGTCCTGTCAATGGTCCAGTATCAATTTCTTTGTCTATAGGCATTGTTTCTAATATAGGCGTAAAATTATATCCTACCCTAACGCCTGTAGGTTGTGGAGCATTATCTAAAGTAATTCTATTAGAAGCTCCTACAGTATATGATCCTAAAGCACCATTACCAAAAACAGCTTCAATTACATTATTTTGTTCATAAATACTATTAACAGTATGTATAAAACCTTTTACAATAGTAATTACAGCATTATCTGAAGGAGTAGCAGCTAAACTTTTATCTAATTGTAAATTGTATTCATTAGTAGCAGTATTAGTTACAGCTTGTATAGTATATTCTGTGGCATTCCCAGCAATGGTAAATGTTTCTTGTATAGCTGGAGCAGTAGTAATGCCATCTATTAAAAGAGTTGTTCCTGATTGGCTACCACCTTTTACAGCTGGTGATCCTTTTTGGAATACTGTTGTAGTTGTACTACAATCTACTGTTATAGAATCATCATTAGCAAATTTTTCTAATAAATATTTAGTTCCAGAAGGTAATATTCTTTTAGTAACTACAAATAAGAACTCATTAACAGATGTTATGCTATGAAATTTATCATTTGTTTTGGTATTCCAAATAGTCCAACCAGCTATTTTTTCATCTCTAATACTATGAAAGACACCTATTTGACCATCTAATGTAGTACCACTATTAAGGAAGTAAGCAAATTGTTCTGGTCTTTCTTCATTACCAGTCATCATTGTAATATCTTTAGGATTATCAATTACTTGAGATGACAGTACAGAAATACTATTAGATTTATATGCTTGTTCTAAATCAGAAAAAACATACTCACGAATTGACTTGCCATTTTTAGATGTAAAAATAGTAGCACCATCAAAAGGAGTTGGCTTTGCTCTATTACATCCATAAGGTGTTTGTCTAAGAAAAGAAATACTTGCTGGTGTAATTGCACTATCTGTACTTTGAGGAATATAGTATTCACCAGAATCTGTAAATATTTGTAAATTTCTACCAGATATAAAATGTCTTATTTCATTTACAGTATCAGCAGTAATATTAACATTAATACCTTCATTAGCTAATCCTGTACCTAAATCAAAACTAAAGTATGCTCCTATTTCAGAAGCAATAACAGATGAAGGATTATCTCTTACTCCACCAAACCAAATTCTATTATCATGGAATGTAACTGCTTGAGGAAATCCTCTAACAGTAGAAATTAATTGTTCTTGCCAATCTGCGTGAGGACCAACAGTAACAGTATCTTCTAATACTGTAACTGTAACTACAGTTGCACTTGTATAACCAGTAACAAAACATTGTTTACCATTAACTTTTAAATATGTGTTTACATAAGAAGCACTAAAAGCATTAGCACTTGCAGTTAATGTTCTTCCTGTACCAGTAGCGTGAGCAGATAAAGTAACAGTAACGCTAGAATCAGCATATTTATAAAAAGGTTGTAAGGTTTTACTTACACCACCTACAGTTACATCATCATCAGTTTCAAAAGAATAAAGACTTACTGAAAATGCAGAAGCACCAGTTCTTTTTATTTGAACAATAGGATTATTTCTATGACAGATAAATACAGTATCAGCAAACTGAGCATAACTTAATTCAAATAGTTGTGCTGTAGTCCAATTACAATTACTTGTAATGTTAGCTGATATTGCAGTACCACTAGAATTATAAACATCTAATCTATTATTAGATAAAGCAAAAATTGCTACTTCATCTTCTGCAAAAATAAAAGGAATGATTCTAGATTCTGCTGGTAGTTCTGCTGTAAATTGTGTAGCTGGTCTACGCATGACACCACCTTCATCTAAAAGATACCAGTTCTTACATTGTCTAGCACCTTCAAAATATGCTTTAGCATCTGTCCTTGCGTTGAGTAAAGGGTTAAGTTCTCCAGCTGAGAAGTTGGTAAATACTTGTCTGACTTTTCTTGGCATTAATAATTAACAAGTCCACTTCGACTGCTCCTTCTCTCAGCTATAAATCTTGTAGTATTTAACTTCTGTGTAGTAGTTTCTTGAGAAGCAATATTTCTAGCTTTGATTAACTGTCTTTCTGCTTTTGTTTCATAAGAATTAATTAAGTCTGCATCTCTACCTAAAGAACCACCATAAGCACTAGCTAATTTATAAATTAAAGCTAATCTAAAATATGTTGGAAACAAAGATTCATCCTGTCTAAATACATAATCCATATATACTTTACTACTAGAACCATAACCATTTAAATAAATTTTATCTTCATATCTAGCATAGGGAATAGGATTGTCATTATTAGTTACAGTCATAATTGTAATGACTGCTGGATCACTAGGCATTTGATATGCATATTCATATCTAGTTGTAGGAGCGTCAGCTAATAAAGATAATTGTTTTTGACCCATTGCAAATCTCCAATGAGATTCTGCTAGAGTAGATTCTACTACTTCTTCATAAATAGTATTTGTAATTAAGGCTTCTGTAGAGTTATCAGTAAAAGAAGATATAGGATTAGCTCCTACTAATACTAACGCTCTTGATGCTATATCTACTTTAGTTACTGCCATTTATACTTTTGGAATTAATATTGATAAATTTTTACCAGTAATATTTGTTATTCCATATTTATCATTTAAATAATTTAGTCTTGCCATAAATTCTTGTTTTTCAAGATAGGATGGATTATTTGATAAAACTACACTTTCTAATACAGCTAAATTTTTTCTAACATCATTTATTTCTTTTTCTGATAATTGTTTAGATGAAAATACTGCATTTCTACTATTATCTTTAAATGTTGTACTAAATCTACCATCATTCATTCTTTTAATATCATACTCTGATTCTTTTGGTGTAGAAGATTTTAATAAAGAAGCTGTTAATCCAGCTATTCCTATAGCACCAGCAGCACCAACAACCATACCAGCTCCTTCTGCTTTGCTCATTGGACCACCAACAGCATCTATTATTTTATCTTTATCTAACGATTTAACTTTGTTTGTTACTTTAGTTGCTGTTGTTTTTGCTGCTGTTGCACCAACCCCTACACCAGTAGCAACTTTAGCTTTTGTTGTTTTTGCTACATCTTTAACTTTTTCAATTACTGGTTTTGTTTTTTCTTTAATTTTATCAATAGATGGTTTGGTTTTTTCTTGAATTTTTTTTACAGCTGGTTTTGCTTTAGCTACTGCACCAGTTACTGCGGCAGATCCAGCAACTTTTTTTGTGTTTACTTTTACTGCTTCTTTTAATTTGCTTGTTTGTTTTGTAGTTACATTGATAGCTTTTTTAAGACTTTTATTTTTGAGTAATTTTTTTGCTAATGCTTTTGCTGCTATACCTATTGCCATTTTTTATTCCTTTATCAGTGGGGGATTTCTCCCCCACTTCGTAATTATATTATGATAGTAACGCAGATCTTACTTGCGTTGCACTAGAAGTAGTTATGATAAGGATATCTACTACTCCGTTTGATCCACCACTATTTACTATTATAACATCACCAGCAGTTAATTCTTCTTTTGAAAGAAGAAAATACTCGTTGTCATCAATAGTTCCAATAGCGTCGCCATCTGTGTAATACCACATAGAGTTGGAATCACCCATTTGACTTATTTTTTTAACAGGGTTTGCTAATTCATATGCCATTGATTACTCCTATTCTGCACACTTCTGTATACGAATACCATTGGTATCAATTAAGATTGAACCCATTGATAGGTATGATGTTAATAGATGAGCTACTTTCTCAGGAATGTAGTTTACTTCAGTTCTAACTTCTGAACCTACGCCTAAACCCATTGAGGATTTATGCCAACAAACAGTATGTCTATCTGTTGCTCCAGATGTATCAAGACCTGAGTGAACAAAAGTTAAGAATCCTAAGAATCTTTTAGCTGTGTAGTTCATTCCAGCGAAAGGTAATTGGCTTGGACCAATATAGTCAAGGTTTGACCAGTTATCTTCTGCTAGTAGATCACCCCATTGATTTGGACCTATTGCCCAATATCTTTGGTCATCATCAGGAACTTCGTTTGTTCCAAATAATGCTTGCATATCTTTGAACTTAGCTACATTCATATCAGTTGCTAATCCAGCTGTACCATTTGCACCAGCATTGTTTGCTACTTTAGTAGCAGAATCCATAGCTGTTGTAATAATACTGTCAGTCTTACGACCAAGAGCGTAAGCTGCGTTATTTGCAATTACTGCTCTTTCGTCAATGTTGGTTTTCAACTCGTCTAATTTATCCACATAGTCAGATGCATAGTAGTCAGCAAGTGTTGCTGTTACATTTGTGTGTGAAATGTTCATCGCTACAACCTCAGCGTGTCTAGCTTTAGTTGTTGCTTCTCCTGTTCCTACTTTTTGGAACTTAACAGATTCACCTGATACACCATTAACTGTACGAATTAAATTTTTAAGTTTACTACCCATTCTTTGGTATGCCATATGTACTTCAGCTTCAAACTGAGTAATAAAAGCATTGGTTATAGATGCACTCATTTTAACTCCTTTAAGTTATTTAGTTTATGTAAAAAGATTATCTCTTTTGGAAGCAATCGTTATCCTAATTAGGGCGATCCTAATGCCATCTGAGGTCTTATTAAGATATCAGTTACATAGATAACTTACTAATTCAACGCACAAATTTAAATGATTTTATATTTTCTGTAGGAATTGTAGTACAGTCGCCAATATCCGTATCATTGTAGGACATATAAACTATTGTGGAGTGTTTATTTTTTTCTAATAAGTAGCCTTCTGTAGTATTTACTGCTGGTTTAAATAGTTTTGCTTCACTAGGAGAGAGCCATTCAGCATGACTAATAGCATCTCTCCAAAGTATTTTAACTCTTTTACGCTTTGTTTGCGTATTTCTCGTAGAGGTCTGTAACTTTTTTGATGTATGCTGGATCTTTTGCTCCATCCTTCCAATACCTTTCATCATTCATCATTGATCTTAAATCTAACGGATCTAAAGACACATCTATTTTTGTTTCTGTACTTGGTATAGGAGCATCTTTATTTAAACTCATAATTTCTTCTATAGCTTTTACACCATCAGCAGTACTAGCTATATTAGCCATAGCTGCATAACTTGATTCACTTAGATTTTTTTTTGCCCATAAATCAGCAGATTCAATTCTTTGTGTAGCATTTTCTCCTAATAAATTTATTTGTGTATCTCTATCAGGTAATCCAGATATTTCATTTTGTACAAATGCTTCAATGCCTTTGTTAAAATCTTCATTACTTAATCCTTTAGACTTTGCTGTTTCTTGCCACCATTGTAGTAAAGGTTGTTCTGGATCTACATCTACTTGAACACCATCAGGTAATTCAGGCATTTTTATTTCATATGCATCAGGTGCTTGACCTTTAATGTCTGCTAATACTTCTTCTCTAATAGTACCAGCTAGTTCATCTGTTCTTTGACCTAATCTTTTTTCTAATGCTTTGTAAGAAGCACCCATTTCTTCTACATTAACTTCATTTAAATCTTTGTTCCAAAATTTTTCAGGAACATAAGAAGGAATCTCTGTTGTGGCTTCTTCTGTTTTTGTTTCTGTATTTTCAATAGTCTGATCTTCACTCATTTTTAGTACCTCTTTTTATTTTACTTTTAATTATTTGTAATAAATATCTTTGTCCTTCCAAATGCCATAGTGTTGAATCACTAGCTTGTGGAGTACAAATACTATTTATAGTTATAGATTCTAAATACTCAATTACTTTTTTACCATTTACTTGATTAAATACAGAGGTAAATATCTTATCTATTTCTGTAGATTCTGATTTATTAGACTTCTTGTTCTGAAGATTCTGCCAACTCATTTGGTTGGATATTAGCTTGTTGCTGTTGTGATTGCAACCTTGAAACAACTTCTGCTTGTTCTTCTGCTGTTCTTACTAATTTTTCAGGTAGATTCATTTTATCTACCAAATATCTAGCTATTTCGTCTTGTTTAACTACCATGTTTAACATTTCAGGACCAAAAGTAGTACCTAATATTTCTGAGAATCTCATAACATCAGCTATATCTTGTTGATGTTGTGCTTTAGAAAGAGGAGAAGTAGATACAACTTTTACTTCTCTATCATTAACTGTAGGTATTTTTATTTTACCTTGTTTAGTTAATATTCTAATTACCCTTCTTAATAAGGGTGTTACAAACTCTGATTGTAATCTTCCGAATGATGATCCTATTTGTCGTGATAGATCAGACATTCTTTCTGCTACTTCAGTAGCTGACATTGGTGTACCTTCAGGTCTACCTAATGTTTCCATATATAAAGCCTTTTTAATATTTGCTCTCATATCTCCTAAGATTAACTGAGCTACATCAAATCTACCAGCTGCTGGTAGTGCTTGTAATCCTCTGCTGTTTGGTGCTACAGGGATTAGACTACCGGGCTGTAGTACAATATTTTCAGGATTTATTACTCCATCATCTTCAAAAGTATAGATACCAGATATACTCATTTGAGCATTTTGTAAGATGAGTTCTACTGTTAGGTTTGTAGTTTTAATTGCAGCCATAGCATTAAATACTGGACCACGACCATAAACTTCTCCTGATGCTTTATTCCATCTAAAAGCAATATAAGGATTTGAACCAATACCTTTTAGTTCTTTTTCAAAAATCATTTCTTGCATACTCATACAAACTACACAGTACTTAAATCTTTCTTCGTTAGGCTTATCGTATAATTTAAAAACTCCTTCAACTATCTTAGCTCTATCATGTCCATCATCTGAAATTTTTTTCATCATTTCAGGAGACATTTCTGCATTAGGATATGCTGTCATAATCTGATTATAATTCATGTATCTAGTTCTAAAGACTGTATCTATTTTATTGTCAGGTCCATTGTTCAGCATAACTCTTGGTAAAGGTATAGCTTGAAAGTTTATAGGATTAAGACTATCTCCTTCTTCTACTAACAGAACAGAAGTTCCAATAGCTAAGTCCATAAATGCTTCGTGTACTTCTTGATTAAAATTAGATCCACCTAATATTTCAAAGACATATTCAGTTATAGCATCTAGTTGTTCATTGACTTCAGGGATTGCTTCTTCTGGTATTTCTGATCCAGCTTCAAAGTTTGCCCAACGACCATATGTTGGAACCATTCCAGCTTGTAGTCTTGAAGCAAATTCTTGTATTCCTACTACAGCTGTTTCATCAAATATCTTATCTGTTCTTCTTTCCCCTATAGTTTCATCATAAAATGATTCTCTTTGAGGCATAGTATATTCATATGCTTCTTCATATTTATCTTTCCAATTATCATATATATATTCTGCATCTCTAAATCTTTTAATAAAAGAAGCTACTCTAGGATCATTACCACTATAAGGTGTATCATCTTCAGGTACTGGTAAATAAGGCATTATTTCATTTTACCTAAAAATGTTTGAGCCGAAGATTGTAGAAACTTTCTATTAGGACTACCACTATCACTTTTAGCTAAATTAGCTAATCTATTTTTTGCTGTTTGATTTCCAGCAGATGCTTGTGTCATATTTTCTGTCATTTGATTGGTGTTTGTAATAGGTGCTTCTGTTTTATTTGTTGATACATTGTTTTGTCCTGTACCAACTCCTCTTTTAGAGCCACTATAATAATCTGCAACATATTGAGAATAAGGTTGTTTACTAGAATAATAGGCAGCTGAAAAAAAAGAAGGCATACCACTTAATCCAGTAGCTAAAGCTCCAGCTATTGTTTTAAATTTTTGTTGAGAATCATACATTTGTCTTGACAAAGGCATAGGTTCTCTTTTAGCTGCTTCCATTGCACCTCTAGTTGTATTTGTATATGTCAATCCTTTATCTGTTTGTACTGCTGGATCATATGTTGTAAAAGTTTTTCCTGTAGCATCAGTAACTGTACGAGCAGTTGCTAATCCTTGTGAAGCTAAATATTCTCCTCTTGCTGCTTGGTATTCTGCACCATACATTTGATTAGATGATGTAGTAGAATAAAATCCTGTTGGTGTTGTATTAGCACCAGCAACAGGACCAGCCACTGTAGTTGTAATACCTAATTTTTTTTGAGCATATTGATCTGCTTTTATACCTTGTACTACTGCACTTGATTGTGCAGTCTTATTAGACATTCCACCTTTTGATGATGATGGTGTATTACTACTCAAATTTCTTCTCCATCTCTAAAAAATCCTTGTTGTCCTGACTTAGAAAATAAACTTCTAGTTCCTAACATACCTTTGGATTTTCTTTTCTTTTGTCTTTTTTCTTTAGCTTCTGCTTCTGCTTTTAATCTTTCTTCTTCAGCACGCTTTCTTTCTATATCTTCACGCAGAGCCTTGTCTGCTGGTGTTTCTTTATATTTAGTTGAGCCGAATAAATTTCCCATGGGTTTATAGATCTATCTCAGAATATCCTTCTTTTTTCAACGCACAATATAATTGATATGGCGTAAAGATCCACCATTTATTATAACCTATTAATCTTTGTACATAACTCACACAGCTATGTTCTTTAATCCATGATCCCATAAAACTAGGAAAGCCTGTTTTCTTTTGTGGCATTTCTCCTTGTAATACAACACCATTTTTCATTCTAATCATTCTAAAAAAAGCCTCTGCTGTTTGATCTGTAATTGTTTCAACTAATAATTGTCCAAATATATACTCAATAAGAATCCAATGTTTACTTGAGGGATCATAACTTATAACTCCACAATGTTTATAACCTTTTTTAAATTTTTTTGTATGTCTATGTCCATCTTCGTTTTCAAAGAAGTATATTAGAAATTTGATCTGTTTTGCCATATAGATTTCTTTTTCTTTTTGTCAAAAATATTCCATCCTCTAGTCTTAACTACAGAACTAGGTGTTGATATTCCTACTGTTAGCTGTTTACCTTCTCCAGCACCCATTAACATATACTGTAAAGCATCATGTACATGGGAATATTTGTTTTTATTTGGCTTTTCATCATAACGATCTCCAGATGTTTGTATTCTTCTGTAATGATAGCCACCATTAAAACCTTTTTTAAGGTTCACACAGCTATTGTTTAGTAAAAAACCAGACTTGCCTTCTACCAACCTACTCAAAGCTGTTTCTACAGCCTCTATACGCAGAGAAACATCATTACTTGGAGCTGGTCTAGCCTTAACTCCTTGTGATCTCATTATTTGGAACGGAGTAGCTTCATCTGTTTGCACTCTAAAGTCTCCAGCTGGATCACCATATATATCTATGACTAAACCTTTGTATGTTTTTGCTATTTCATACTTTAATAACTCAGTAAATCTAACTATACCCATATCAAAGCATACAAGCTCTTGTAAAATTACCCATCTACCACTTGATAGCTTCTGTCCAAAGACTGCTGCTGGTGTTAATCCAAAGTCAATACCAATAAATACATCAGTAGGAAAGGGTGCTATAACTTCTTTACTAAGATGTATATCTTCACTCCAGCTTGGATAAACAGGCTTACCTTCTTCTAGTGATCCTAGTTTATTCATAACATAAACATCAATCCATCCTTTAGTTTTACCTTTAACTATGTTTTCATAGTAAGCATCTGTAATAAATTTTTTATTTTCGCATAAAGGATTTCTTTCATAACCAGTTAATTCACCTTTATCATCTTTAGTTTCTAATAATGCTGGTGGTTGTGTATGAAAACTCCAGTTGTCAGGCTTGACTAACATTAATGCTTCTTCTCTACCTATATGATCTGGTACTGGTACATCACCAGCCATGACTGCCCACCAATGATCTTCTTCAGGTGCGTTAGTATCGGCTATAACACCATACCAAGATGCACCACCATCACGCATAGAAGGGAATCTACCTACACGCATAGTACAAGCATCAATGATTGACTTAGGTAATTCTCTTGCTTCATTAACCCAGACACCAGTAAGTTCTAATGACAGTAGTTTTTTTACATCCTCTGGTCTATCTAATGCTAAGAAGATAACTTCAACATCTGCATCACCAATAGTAATTTGATGTGTATAAGGAACTGACCATCTAAATGGTCCAAATGTATTTTCTGGAAACCAATCCAGCCATGTTTTAATTGTTGTAGTTTTTAATTGAGGGTTCGTGTTCCTGATAACAGCCCAACGAGATTTTCTTCTTCCATCACTACCTTTAGACTGCTGAAGTGCTCTTCTAAATATTTCAATACAGCAAGCAACTGACTTACCGCTACCAACTGGTCCTCGAAGTCCTCTAAAGAAATCGTTTGATTTAAGAAAGCCTTTAAGTGTTCGTCCATCTGGTTTATAATTAAATTCCATTACTTGACTTTTGCAATATGCTCAATCAGTAACTTCTCCCTAATGCTTGGTCCTAATGCTTCAATCATCTTATCAGCTTCTTTATCAGTTAAAAACTCCTCAGGCAAGAACTTAAGGTGTACTTTCTTAACTATCTTTCTTAATCTTTGTCTATCTTGATAAGATAGAGGAAACTGTTTTCTATTATCTATATCTACTTCAGCATCAATAGGATCAAAATCAGGTGGTCTTACAAAATTATCTGTCATTAACATTTCCACTTTCTTAAAGCTAATGCTTTACGAGTTGGTCTACCTTTTGAATCTTTCATGGGTCCTTTTACTCCTGACATTCTAGCACAGAAACTTTTTTTTCTGCCTTTTGCTTTTTTAGTTTTAGGGTTAGGTGCTGGTGGTTTTAGATTAGAACCATCTTTGTTTTTAAAATATTTACGACCAGCAGCATTAAGTCCACCTGATGGATTCTGATATTTTTTAGCTACCATTAACTAAACTTTCTATAAGATGCTGTTTTTTTAGCTATTTTTTTAGGTTGTTTAGATACTTGTTTACCTTTAGCTTTTGCTTTTCTTTTAGCTTTGGTAGTGGCTGCATATTCTGATGCACTTAATGCGTTAATTGCTTTAGTAGGTAGATATCTTTCGCCTGTATCACTAGATCGTTTACCAGATTTAGTTCGCCACTTCTGGCTACCCCATGCTTTTAAACTTCTTTGTGATTTGGCAAGAGCCATTACTTATATCCACCCCCAGCTGCTTTATATCTTTTAGCAAGTAGTTGAGCTTTTCTTGCTGACCATTTACCAGCAGCAGTTCCTTGTACAGAACTAGATTTTATACTATTAAATAATCTTTTTCTCATGGCTGGCTTTGTATAATTACCAGCCTGATTAACTTTACTAGGCATTACTTTTTCTTTTTCATTGTTTTTTTCATACTCATCTTTACACCTTTTTTGATAGCTTCTTTTTTAGCAGCTCTCATACCAGATGCATTATATGAAAAAGTTTTTTTTCCAACTTTAGGCATTTGTTTTCCTTTCTATTAAATCATGTTTAAATTTAATAAACTCATCAACGCTTTTGTTAATTGTTGCTGTTCTGAAATCAAATAACTGTTCATTCTTAATCTCTAACCTTTCAGTTATAAACTTAACTTGTAAAGTTAATTCAGTTATTTCTTTTTTAAGTACCTTGTTCTCCTTACGAAGCTCATGGTATTTCTTTTCTGATGGTGTCATAGCCATATACCTTTTCTATAAAAATTTTTTACAAACTTCAAATAAAAAATCCAGCTGGATAAACACCATGTCATAACCTGACAAGCTAGAACTTGTGTAAGTTCCTTTTTTGAAGTGTTGTTTATGTAATATATCTATAAGGATAAACTAATCAATGCACATAAATTGTACCTTGACAGATTAGTAAGTGTCTGAACCTAAAAAAATTTCATGTTCGTCTTTTTCAAGACGCTTTTTGCCCTTTATAATGTTTACCACAAAGGAAATAATAGCTATTATTCTCATTTATTCCGAAACTTCCCCACTCTCTACAGTCTTTAACCGAACAAACCTTATGTTTAACTTGTTCTTCTCTACTCCAGTTCAGGATTTGAACTATGTTGAAGTACTTTTTTAACATCTAATGTTTGTTTAACACATGTTCACTACTGTATCTAGTAGTTTTTAACCCTACCCCCCCTCAGTTGTGAACCTAACGCTGTTGTCTGCGTTGCAAACTATGACAGGTCTATGTTGATCTTCAGTTGTCCTTCTACGCTGTGTTGTACCTTGTCTGGGGTGCGTAGTCCTACCCTGTCAAGTACATCCCTACTAGCTTCTAATTGCACATGCTCGCTCTTGGCACTACCAGCTAAATGGACAAGTTTGTTGGACGCAACTACAGCACCTAGTCCTAGTGTTCTCGCACACTGATCCATCATGTACTTTTGTACCTTGGCAGTTCGTAGTGTTCGTGACGCCTGTACTCTACCCCCATCTTTTGTTGAATATCCAGCCTTTATGGATGCTTCTTTGATGCTACATCCTGTGGCTACAAGTGTATCTACCAGCCTTACTTGCTTGGGTGTTAGTCCATACTTTGATGTAGCTGATTTTTCTTTATCGGTCAGATTCGTTTCTTGCGTGGACACCTCTTGTTAGTTATAGATAGGAAATATTGATGTCAAGAACAAAATGTAGACATTAAATATATCACTGAATCTACTATATATATTTTACTCATTACATACTCCATTTAAGAATGAAGCTCGCTTCAACCTTGCTTTGCAAGGATTCTTAAATACGTATTACATTCAATTCAGTTCATCTTTTGTTGGGGGTACACAACCCCCAAACCCCCACGTGTTCCATAAAGGATGTCTTAAATCCTTTACAACCTAGCTGGGAAAACTAAGTAAAAATAATACGAAAGACGGACAACTTGTCGATGCTTACATTATTACGCTGGGACCCAACCCAGCGATACATTAGAATAACAAGTGGTCGCAGTAACTGCCAAGCATCTTTCATATTATTTGTATTAGTTTCTTCTGAATATAAGGCGTTATCATGGAGATAACACCAATAACAATATATATAAATAATATAAATTATATATACTTTATAAGGAGAACTAAATGACTACAATAGAACAAAAAGAAACTGAAATACTTGCTACTGTAAGAACAAATACATTGGCTTCATTAGAAACTATGTATAGAGATTTTGTCAAATTTGATGATATCTTCAATCTTAAGTGTGAGTTAGGGAGTGAGTTATCTCGTATAACTTACAGAGTTAATAATCAAAAATCCAAAATGGATGAGAAAGAAATTGAGTACACAAAACTCAAAGAAATCAATGGCTCTAACATCAATAGTGTTAAGGCATCATTTCAAGGTCAAGAAACATATGCCCAACAATTAGGTAGAATTGAATGGTCAGTTGAGAGAATGATGTACACTCTTGAAATCTTAGAAACTAAATATTTAGTGACTAAAGAATTTTATGAGAGAGTTGTTGGAGAGAAGTATGTACCATACTCATCAGGCAAGGTAAAAGATACCAAGAAGCTACAAGCTGAAAGTAAAAAAGGCAAAGAATGGTTAGCAAAGAATAACCATGAATTGCCATCTATCATTGAAGGTAGTGAACTAATACCAGCTATAGCTGAATAAGGTTTTTTCATAATAATAAACATTTATGATAAGGCGTTAATACGCCTTATCTGGTGATAGTCATCACCAAAAAAAAAAATGGCTCGCATCCGCTCGCTATTATATAAACCGAATAAGATCAACCGAAAGGATATAAATGATACTAGCAATAATATGGTTACTATTAATATATGTTATGTTAAAATTTCAATTAACTATAGAAAAGAGGAAAAACTATGACTAATAAAGAGAAATTAACCGAACAGTTAAAAGCATTTAATGCAGTTCAACATGAATTAAAACATCATAATGAAGGTATGGATATAAAAACTGTAGATCATTATTATAAATGGATTGAAGATACAATTAATATAATTGAATTTGCAATTAAGAAAGAGGAAGAATTTGATTTAATAAAAGAAAAGTTATCTCATGGAGATACAGATATTAAATTTCCATTTGTCGAAAGGAGTAATAACAATGATTAAATGGACTTTACGATTAGCACCAAAGGTTGCTAGAGCTGTTGCTACTACAATAGTATACAAATATGCAAAGGATAGAGCAGTATGGTATTATCATAATGCAGTAAATCCTAGATATTCAGAAACTATGCTGAATTTGTATAAAGTAAATAAGATGGAAAGACAGATGAACCAAGCAGAAGCATATGGTATCAGAAAGAAAGTCTTTCATATATCAAAAGAAGGTTATGTTTATGATGTAAGCACTGGTGCAGTCTATGGTAATATAGATGAACCTAAGTTCAATAAGTATGAACATGACAAACAATACGAAACAGAAATCAGAGAGGAACAAACAGCATGATTAATCGTATGAACCAAGAACAACAAAAAGCATTTCTGGAATGGAGTACTGGCATTGTTGAATCAATAAAGTCATTACATAAAGAAGTAATAGAGTTATCAGATATGGTGATGAAACATAGAAAGTTTAATATGGAACAGAGCCAGAAAGTTGCTGATTTATTTATGGCATTAGGAAAACATACTGGTGCTATGACAGAAAAAGAAGTGAATGAATTGAAAGGAGAATACTATGGGAAAAGTAAAAGCAATGTATGAAGAAATGAAAACAGTGCTAGCAGAAACTACGAGCAATTTAGAAGATGATCGTAATAAACTCAAAGAAGCATATGTGCTTCTAAATTCTGTAAGCAAAGCTAAGATAGTAAGAGGTCCGAACTTAGACTTAGCTATCTCTCTTGTAGATAAGATCATCAAAGAATGTGATGTAGCTATTGATATAAATTATGCTGAGCTAGATGATAACCCACTAACTACCATCTAGCTCTTGTATAAGAGGAAAGGACTATACA